GTGCTGGTGGTCGAGCGGGCCACCCGGCAGATGTCGATCATCCAAGAGGCCGTGCGGCAGGGTCTTCCGATCCACGAGGTGCGGGCCGACAAGGACAAGCTCACGCGCTCGTGGGTCGCACAGGCGCAGATGGAGCAGGGCAAGGTCTGGTTCCCGCCGCGATCGACGCCGTGGTACCAGGAGATCGAGGAGGAGCTTCTCGCCTTCCCGGTCGGCCACCACGACGACTTCGTTGACACGCTGAGCTACGCGGCGTTGCACACCGCACGCCGATCAACAGGAGAGGTTCTCTGGATATGAGCAGACGATCTGATCGAGAAGAGAGGATCGCGCAGAAGGCTGCGGATGTGACGACGGCCAACCTGATGGAGGCGTTGGCTCTCGGCGGGTCGTCGTCCTACACGCCGTCGGGGAGCCTGAGCTACTTCCAGATCTTCGGCACGAGCTACGCCCGCATTTACCGGACGCAGTCCGCGTTCCGCTCGGTTGTCGACTTTCTGAGCCGAAACATCGGCTCGATCCACATGAAGCTCTACGAAGACCAGGGCGATGCCGGGAACATCCCCCGCGATCACGTCTCGATCCGCATCATTGACCACCCGCAGCCCGGTGTTCCCTACTCACGGCTCATGCGCCAGGTGGTGGGCGACAAAGCGATCTATGACGTCGCGGCCGTCTGGAAAATCCGCGAGAACTTCGACCCGACGCCCGACGCTCAGCGGCGGGTTCGCAACTCTGGCGCGGTGCGGCACCTCGTTCGGATCCCGGTGCCGTTCATCTCCTTGACGCAGGCATCGATGACCGCGCCACTGACCTTCGAGCTTCGCGCAGGGGTACCCGTCGACATCCCGGCCGATGACATCGTCTGGATGCCTGGGTACTCGCCTGAATCCAACGTCGCCGGCGTGCCGCCGGTCGAGACCCTGCGCCAGCTCCTCGCCGAAGAGTGGGCTGCGGCCAAGGACCGGGAGAACAACTGGAAGCAGGGGCCGCAGGAACACGTCGTGTTCGTTCAGGACAAGGACACGCCCGGGTTGGACGCCGACGGCGCGAAGGAGTTCAAGACCTCGTGGCGTAACAAGTACGGCGGCGTGAACGCCTCCAACGCTCGCGAGTGGCCGCTGCTGCCCGCTGGTATCACGCCGCAATCGATCGCGTTCGACGCCGCCAGCGCGGAGTACCTCGCGACGCGGCAACTGACGCGGGAGGAGTGCTGTCGCGCCTTCGGGATCGCGCCGGAGCTCTTGGGCGTGCGCCCGTCGAACTTCGCGAGCCTCGACATGTTCCACCAGATGCTGTACCAGGACACGCTGTCGCCGTGGTGCGTCGGCATCCAGGAGGAGTTCGAGGAGCAGTACCTGAGCGAGTGGTTCAACTCGTCCAACGAACGGTTCTTTTTGGACTTCAACATCGCCGCTAAGTTGTCCGGTTCCTTCGCGGAGCAGGCCAAGATCGGTCAGCAGGCGGTCGGAGGTCCGTGGATGCTGGCCGACGAGTTCCGCGACAAGATGTTCGGCATGCCGCCGCTCAAGGACGGACAAGGTTCCAAGCTCATCACCCCGTCCAACGTCGTCAAGGGCGGCGGGCCGGAAGCCAATCCACAGGATGCAGCCAACCAGTTCACGAAGAAAGAGATCGACGGCGTTCTCAGGATCGCCTCGGGAGGAGAGCAGCCATGAGCATGCAGCGCGGCGTCATCGACGTCGACCTCACGGCGGCGCGGCTCAAGGCAGCCGAGACCGTCGTTGAGGCCGGACATCGCATCCTGGAGTTCTACGCGTCGGCGTTCACCGACGAACCGGACTCCAACGGCGACATCATGGATCCACGAGCGTTCGACAAGTGGTTGCCTGAGTTCTACAAGCGGGGCCAGGCGTTGCAGATCTCGTTCAACCACGCGGCGATGCTGGACGCCAACGACCCGACCAACGTCGTCGGCTACGCGCCGGCCGATCCCGATCACGTCTGGGTGGACGACTACGGTCTCCGCATCAAGGCGTTCCTCGACGTGCGCTCTGAGAAGGGCAAGGCGGTCGAGTACCAAGTCCAGAAGAAGCTCCTGACCGGAGCCTCGCTCGCCTTCGGCTTCCTGCCGGAAGATGTCGAGGACGTGGAGGGCCGCAAGGGCGTGAAGCGGATCAAGTCCGTGACGCGTGTTCTCGAAGCGGGTCTCGTGCCGAACCCCGCGAACCAGGCCGCAGTGCTGCTGTGGATGAAAGGCGAGGGCATGATCACACCCGACAACGCTCCGGCGGTGCCGTACATGACCGTGGAGGAGTTCCGTCAGGTGATCCAGAAGGCAGACCCGGATCCGCTCGTCGTCCAGGCCAAGCACGACGAACTCGTGCATGCCGGTGCGGTGTGCGCGGTACCGGAGGCTCTCGTCCACGCCGCAGAGGCGTTGGAGCGGCAGCCGGGTGAACTCACCCTCGAGGACGAGCAGCGGCTTCGCAAGCTCCGGTTCCTCGAAGTGACCGAACTGTAACCCTCTCCGTAAGGCGTGTGTTGCAACGCACTTCGGAGTCCCTGAAACACCATCACGAAAGGAGCGGCAGATGGGTCGCTTGGAAGAGTTGAAAGGAGAGCTCGCCGCGACGATCAAGTACGGCCAGCAGATCGGGGAGCAGTTGCAGAACCCCGACCTGCCAGAGGCCGAACGCTTGGATCTCCGCAGCGATCTCGAAGCAGTGGAGGTGAAGGCCGAGGGCCTGTCGGCCGAGGTCCGCAGGGAGCAGAAGGACGCGGATCGCGGGCTGAAGATCAAGGCCATCGGTCGCGACATGAACGTCGCGGACGCGAAGGAAGAGATCGAGGTCGTGCAGTACGGCGATCCCATCGAAGCGTTCCTCAAGTCCGAGGAGTTCGGGAGCTTCATGACGGACGTTCGTCGGGGCAAGCACCCGTCGATGGACCCGATGGAGTTCCAGATCGACACGAAGGCAGCGAAGAACGTCGAGACCGAGTACGTCGGTGACCTCGTCACCGAGATGATCCCGGGAATGGCGAACTTCAACTTTCAGTTCCCCTATCCCGTAGGGGATCGGTTCAGCCAGGGCCGCATGTCCGGGTCCAACGTGTCGTTCCTGAAGATCCCCGCAGGCGCGGACGGTGCAGCCGACTACCAGGACAACCTGGGTGACACCAAGGGCGGCGACTTCGCACTGACCGTGGACATCGACAACCAGTACGCCAAGACGATCGCGGCTCGCGCTCTGATCCCGGAGCAGAACCTCGATGACATCGACGCGCTGGAAGGCGAAGTCCGCAACATCCTGCTGGTCGGCCCCAACGGCCTCGCGGAGAAGCGTGAGGACGACTACATCAACGGCAACGGCACCACGGAGCTGGAGGGGATCCTCTCCCTCAGCCCCGTCAACGAGACGCTCGCCGGCGACTACCTGTCGAAGAGCGTTCTCTGGGCCGCTGCCACCCTGGAGGACGAGACCGGGTTCACGGCCGACACCGTGCTGGTGAACCCCATCGACGCCTTCTACCTCCGCACGGAGACGGGTACAGCGGACAACCGTCCGTTGAACTCGCCGTTCGGCTCGGGTTGGGGATCGGGACGTGACGGCGAACTGCCGCCCATCGTCAAGACCCGCAAGCTCGCAGTCGGCACGGCAATCGTCGGCGCGTTCAAGGCGTCGACGCGCTACACGCGCAAGACCGTGACCATCACGGCCGACGCGGCTGGCCTCGGCCTCCGCGACAAGAACCTCGTGCTGTTCGTGGCCGAGGTGCGCGAGGCGGTCGTCCACCGCTACGGTGCGAACCCGTACCGTCTGGTGACGATCTCCACCTAAAGGTGCGACGGATGACCACAGTGGGAACTTCGAGGGCATCGGAACCCACTGTGGTCATCCTCGTCCCATACCGACCTGCCTCAGACCGTCATCGGTGGCTCTGGGACATGGTGAAGCCACACCTCGAGGAGTTCGGCTGGCCGATCTTCATCGGTACCTGCGAGGGGCCATGGCAGCGTGCTGTCGCCGTCAACGACGCCGCGTCACAAGCCGGGGACTGGGATGTCGCGTTCATCGCGGACTGCGATACCATCCCCGACCACGAGGGGATCCGGCGCGCCGTGCAGTGGGTGATGTCGACTCGCGGCGGCGTGCGACCGCACGAGCAGCGGTACATGCTCGATCACAAGCAGACCATCGAAGCCGTGCAACGCGGCGTCGAATCGATACCACGCGAGCGGCTGAAGGCTCCGTGGGCCGGCGGCGGTCTCGACGTTATCCATCGCGAGGCGTGGGACAAGGTCGGCGGGATGGACGAGCGATACGTCCATTGGGGCTGGGAAGACAGCGAGTTTCACCTCCAACTGGTGGTGCAAGCATCTTGGGAGCGTCTACCCGGCGTGGCGTGGCACCTTCATCACGACGCGACGGACCCACATCCCAACGCCGACAGCCGCCGCCGGTTCAACGAGTCGCTCCGCGCCAACAAGGCCGCTGTCGACATCTGGGCCGCAACGAAGGGCCTCAGGAACGCGGTGCAGGTGCTGTGACGACGCTCATCACGGGGTCCGCAGGCTTCGTTGGGCGGCATCTCAGCCCGCTCCTCGATGACGAGATCGTCGCCATCGACCGCACGCTCGGGCAAGACCTGACCGAACCCGGCACAGCGATGCGTATCGCCGTGCAGGAAGTCGACACGGTGTTCCACCTGGCGGCGGAACACTTCGTTCCCTGGTGCCGCCTGCATCCTGTCGAGACGCTCCTGACCAACGTGTCAGGCTTCATGAACGTCCTCGCGGGGCTGGAGCAGCACCCGCCGAAGCGCATTGTGTTCACGTCGTCGGCGGCTGTGTATGGCCTCAATCCGATGCTCCGACTTGAGGGTGACCCCCTGGATCCGGTCGATGTCTACGGATGGTCGAAGGTGATCGGTGAAGAGCTTCTGGAGGCGTTCTCGCAGCGTCACCCAGAGACCACATGCGTGTCAGCCCGACTCGCTAATGTGTACGGGCCTGATGACCCGCACGAACACATCATCCCGGTTCTCTTGGCGGCGAAGGCGAACGAGGAGACCCCCGCGTTGGGGAACCTCTGGCCGCAGCGGGATTACATCCACGTCGATGACGTTGCAGACGCGCTCGTGACGCTGTCGGACCTTGCTCCCGGCTACCACGTCTACAACGTCGGCACGGGCATCGGCACGACCGTCATGCAGTTGATCTCGTTGCTGGGCTGGCCCAGTTGGACCGTGGACCCCGACAAGATGCGCGACAACGACGGCCACCTGATCCTCGGCGTCCACAAGATCAACCACGATACGGGCTGGATTGCGCGACACTCGCTGCAGGAGGTACTCGCTGCATGAAGATAGACCGCGAGCAGTGGGCAACTGAGCAGATCTTCGAGCAGAGTTGGTGGGACGACTGTCGCAATACGTTCGGGGAACAGGCCAAGCACATCACCTATGCCCGCAAGATGGGCATGGTGCCGTTCAACGATGGTGGCCGCTGGCCTCTGCTCAACACACAGGGCCTGAAGCTCCTCGACATCGGCGGCGGGCCGGTCTCGATGTTGTTGGAGTGTGTCGGGCTCGATCGCGGCGTCGTCGTGGATCCATGCAGCTACCCCCAGTGGACGCGTGACCGCTACGAGTCTGTCGGCATCGAGTTGTGCAAGTGGCCGGCGGAAGACTTCGAACCCGACGAGGTGTTTGACGAGGTCTGGTGCTACAACGTGCTTCAGCACACCGCCGACCCGGAAGCCATCGT